CCGATAGATTCTGAGTAGTGATCGCGATTGATGTCAGATTGTCGATTTTGCCGTCAACCGTCTGGAGGCTCGTGATTGTCGCATAATTCGCAACGAGTGTCTGTGTGGTCACATAATTCGTTTCGATATATGTGATGCGAGCTCTGTCGGCCTCGATCTCTTCAGCGATAACCTTCTTTGCAACGAGCAAATCCGTTTCAATCTTGTTTGCTTTGCCGTCTAACTGATTCAGCTTGCTCTGCGTTGAATTGAGGTTCTGCTGCGTCTTCTTTTCACCCTTGCTCGTGTATGTGTCAATCAGAGCCTGAATTCCTTTAAGTTTACGCTGGAAGATGATGGTCTCTATCTTTGCGAATCTTGTCTCCAGGACGATTGGATCACCGAGTTCCAGACAAGGATTGCCCATGGCCTGGATGTTTGCAGGGCAGAAATACACGCCGTCGATCTCTCCCAGGATACCGTTTGCAATGCCGGTCAGCGTGGTCGTGTTTAGGCCATATGCCAGGAAGTTGCCCTCGATCATGTAACCGACGCCAGATCCAACAGTCACGCCGACATCGTTCTTGTCGTTCCTGATCTGCAGAGCCGTTATCGGTTCCACCCAGTAGTCTTCCGCCTTTGCGGACATGTAAAAACCGCTTCTCTGTTCTGCATCAACTCCAATTTCAATCGGATTGCCTGCAAATTTAGGGAAGATTGTGTCTGCAGGGAAAAGCGTCTGTGCCGGATAAAGTGGTTCAGAAGGTGACTGAAGTTTTACATATCTGAAGACTCCTTCGTTGTCTATCCTTCCCAGGCGCCCGTTGATTTCGCAAATGGCATTAAGTACAGTCTTGCCACTCAACTGCGTGAAATCAGCGACTCTGGTAATCTCCACGTCATCGTTTGGCAGTTCCACTTCTTCCTGTTCAATCCCGACAAGCTCGAAAAACGAGTCCCTGAAGTCCTTTATCGTGATTGTGGTTGGCTCCTCGCCTTCTTCCGGCGTCGGGAGCGTCTCCTCGTACCATGCCAGGACATCTCGATTGATGACCGCGTAAAGCGCATCATAGGCCGTAATCTTCCGCCAGCGCCTGTCCGCCGTCACCTTGTCAGACACAACGGTGAAGGTACCGATCAGGAGTGGATCTTCTGTTCCGTCAGGGAGAAGCTCCACCGTAAGGACCTTTCCTTCCAGCGGGGCCGTTCCATATCCAACGGAAAATTCGATATATCCGGCATTACATTCGCCGAGCGTTAAATTTCCCTTCGATGTCAGCTTCTGGACGAGTGCGAAATCTTCTGCAGCAAGATCTGCGTTCGTGATCTCGCCCTCGCCTTCATCGTATGTAATTGATATTTGTTTCCCGATGCCATCCATCAGGAAAAGATCAGAATCGGAATAATTGATCATGATTTCTCCTAATATTCAGTGAGATGGATCGCAGTCTCGTCATACAGGAGTTCCGCTCCGAATGATCTGCTCTGGATCGTCGGCGGGTCCATGTAACAAGTTTTCTGCACGTACTGTTGCAGAATGTCATCCCAAAACTCAACCGTGAGGTTGGTCAGCGTCTGGAATACTGGAGCGAGCGTCGCCTGTTCGGACATTGTCCTCTCACGGATGGAGAAATTGATTTCAACCTTCTTATCAGGAGCAATTTCTCTGTGTTCGACCTGGTTTGCATCCTTCCAGGTGTAGATCACTCGCTCATGCTTTATGACATTCCAAGTGTCAGGCGCCATCATGTTGTTTTTGATCGTAGTGGCACCGATTTTAATTCTGTAACCTGAATAACTCATGCGAACAGTGCCCTCCCTTGACTGATGATTGCCTTCTGGTTCTCTTCAACAAGCACATCAACGATTCTGTCCGTGTTGCCCTCAACGCGTACCGTCGTGGCAAGCTCAGGAGCGACAGTCTTTAGGGCTGTGATAAACGCAGCCGTCAGACGATCATAGTCAAGCGCATTGCCAAGAGGCTGAACAGCTGCACCCTTTGGAAGATGCAGAAGTTCCGGGCCTTCCTCGCCGACCATTGCCACGCCAGCCTCGTCGATGATTCCGCCGTTTGCCAGCTTCGGGATTTTCGGGATGTTCAAGCCCATTCCGCCGACGCCAGGTACCCAGTCAGGAATCTGGATGGCATTGAAGCCGTCGATCGCACTGTTGAGCAGTTCAATGATTTTATTTAACGGGAACTTAACGAGCTCAATTATTCCTGAGAAGATGTCGCCGAAAGTCTTGACGATTGCTTCCCATGCTCCTTTCCAGTCTCCGGCGAAGACCTTGCTGATAAAGTCAATCAGGTCACTGAAGACAGTGGTGACGAGCTCAATTTTCTGCATAACGTACTCGATCGAGGTTCCAATGACGGAGCTGAGAATCTCGCCAAGGCCTTCCAGCACCGGCGTGAGCTTCGACAGAGGACCAGAGACGAGCTTGTTGATCAGGTCAGTGATTGGTTGCAGAATGGTATTTACAATCTGCAGAAGCGGAGCAATAAGCCCCAAAACAAGGTCAAGTATCGGTTTAAGCAACTCTAATGCGAGCTGCAGAATCGGCATAAGTGCGTCTAACAGCGTCATCAAAATTGGCAATGCCGCCGATATGATATCCATCAACGGAGGCAAGATGGTCTGTAGAAGACTTACAAACACCGGGAGAAGCTGTGAGATGATTTCGCTGATAAATGGCGTTAGCTCCGTAATAAGGTCGAGGATCACTGGAAGGATCTGTTCGATCAGATCCATCAGAGGCGGAAGGATTGCTTCTGCAAGCTGTACCACCACCGGGATCAAATCGTCCATGATCTGCATCAGACTCGGAAGGAATTGCAGAACCATGTCCGCAAATTTCTGCACGATCGGCATCAGTGCGGAACCGAGCTGCGTTCCGAGTGCTTTCAGGCTCTTGGTGATGTCTGACATGGTGTCTCCGAAGGCAACTCCCGCTTTCACGTCATCTCCACTCATGACAAGTCCAAGCTCATGGGCCCTTTTTGTCATGCCGTCCATGTCTTCTCCTGACATCTCAAGCATGGGAGCCATGGTGTACGCGATGGAATCTCCAAAGAGCTCCGCCGCCTTTGCTGCTCTCTCTTCTTCTGTTCCCAGTGCATAGATTTGAGCCATGGCGTCCTCAAAGCTGAGGTCCGTTCCTTCCAGTTTCTTCGCTGCCTTTTCAAAATTGGACATCTCAACGCCTGAAGCTTCTGCAGCATATTTCAATTCTTGGAAGTATTCAGCGCTCACGCCCATTCTGATTGATGCCTTGTCAATCTCGTCCGCAGTGGACGCGGTATCGTTCGCAACTGCGAGCAATGCCGTGCCAGCGGCTGCAGCTCCACCAGCAATGGCGAGGCCAAACTTGCCGGCAGTCTCTGCGCCCTTACTGAGTGTCTTACCCAGGTCAAGGGCTTTGTCATCTGTTTTCTGTATGGATTTTTCTGCCGCGTCGGTATCGACGAGGATCGAGCCGAATAACTTAAATATTTCCATCTTCCAAACTCTCCATGCCGTGCAGTTTCAGTATTTCGTCAATGACCTGTTCTTTAGGTCTCATGTCTATGTTTGCACCTGTGCACGCGTCAAAGTATTCGTTGAATGGCATAAACTTTAACCACTTAACGTACATGAACGGAAGAAGCGCAACCCACTGATCATGGATCTCGCTCTTCTGCATCTCCTTCGACGCATTGATGATAATTTCCAAAAACTCTTCAAATGGCAGATTCATTAGAAAACTCATGTCTGAATATCTCTGCATGAGCAAATCAAGAAGTCCTACTTGATCGAAGCTGCCAATGACTTGAAAAAACTCTGCCAGCCTTCAGGGTCCATCATCTTTCCCAGTTCTTTGAATTTTCCGAATAGATCATCGAGCGTCAGAGCTGCGATTTCTGCAGAATCCATCTCAAAAGGACCCGCCAGGAACTCGTAGAAGCTTGCTTCAGCCTTCTTTTCTGCCAAACCTTCGACGATTGACAGCAGAAGCTCAGCTCCAACCTCTCTCTGGTTGATGTCTTTCTTTGATTCATTTATCTGCAGAGCAATTTTCTTGATTTCATCTTTCACGCCTGCTGCCTTGATCAGTCTCATGGCGGCAAACAAATCAGTCGTAGTTATCTTTCTCATGTTCGGCTCCTTTCAAAAAAATGGCCCGGATGCCTAAACACCCGAGCCAAATTGTTTAGTTATGACGTAACGGTAAAGCCAGGCCACATGTCTGCCATCTTGGTCAGCCAGGTCAAAGCATTGATCGTGAGCTTTGCTCTGGAGGACTCCATGACAACTCTGTCCTTAACCGCACCGCGGTCTCCGTCCGCATTGATCTCTCTGTATTCTCTTTCAACGGTGAAAGTTCCGCCGCCTCTGGTCAACGCAACGGCAGTGCCGCCAATGTAAAACAGACCAGCGCCAAGAAGAATCTCTGCAGCGCCGGAAGTAGGAGACTGCTCAACAACAACCGTCCAAGGCTCCGTGGTAGAACTTGCAGCCGCGTCCGTGTTTGAATAGCAAGCCTCAAAAGTCAGCGTGTTGATCGTGTCATCCTTTTCTGCAAACGCAAGATTGATGTTTTCACGATTGATCGCATTGGTAAGATTGATTTCAACGGCCTTGCCGCCCTTGGTCTTGCCAACCCATTTAACAGCCTTGTAATCAGCGGACACAACAGCTCCAGTCCCGCCGTAAGTGGTGTAAGTAGGCATCTTTTTTAGCTCCTTTCATAGTTTTGTACTGTAATTTCAACAGATTTGTGACGAATGCTCTTGTCAGACTCGATCACATTGGTGATCCTCTCCGTGAAGAATGTCGGGAGGAAATTGTTCTGCGGGTCGTTAAGGTTGTTGAACATTTTCTCAACCGCATCTGCAAGATCCTGAGCTTCTTTCTCGTCCTTCGTGAAGATGTCAACATCGAGCGTTATGTCATCCCTGGCTAAATCGTACTTTGCAGAACGCGAAAGATTGAAAACGATGTGCGGGTACATGGCATCATCATCTGCTAGGACATAATATACATACTGGCACAATGTATATAACTTGCCCCTGACCAGCTCTCTGACTTCATTTCCTGTCATGATTCTCCGCTCCCTTCGTAATCATCTTCGCTTTCTATCATTGCCAAGGCTGCCGCCTCGTCTTCCAATCCTGATAAGTATTTGCTCTCGATCTCGACTATCTTTGTGATGTTGTCGTAGACCGTATTTCTGATAAATGCCTTCTTCGGCATCTTGTCGGAACCCATTTCCTGGTCAACGCCGTACCATGAATCATGCTTGACGCCGACCTGAAGGTCACATTCCTTCTTTCGCGCCCAGTAGCCGAACGCTAATTTGCTTCGATCAGACCCTTTGTGAGGGATGATCCTGTTCGTCTTGCCAAGGCCGCCGCCGTAAAGTTTTAATGCTTTGTCATTAACAAGACGCGTAACAAACTTACCGACATCCCGCAGAGCTGCTCTCGTCAGCTCCCGGATCGTGTAGTTGCACGCATCCACATTTGATACATATTCGACCTGGCCTTTTTTGAACCGAATCACGCTTTTTGGTAAGCTCATGTCTTATCAACTCCCCTTGAGCACACGATCTCCAGCTGAGTTCCAGTACGATAAGTTCTTATAACATCATAAGTTTGCATCTTGGTTCTGGTAGGATGCTCGCTGTCACCCGGAAGAACTTCTCCTGGGAATAATCCATTCGGTGCAGCTGAGTATGGCTCGTATCTCAGCGTCTGCTCGCCCTGGTAATCCAGGAAGTCCGCTATCACGAACTTGATCTCAGGTTTCATTCCGACGGCTGCTGCCTCGTAGAACTCCTTCTGCCCGATGCTCTTTACTTCTGCAAACACCGGGCGAGAAGTTTCTTGCGTGATCAGATCGCCGTACTGGTCAACCGTCTTTACTTCCTGAACCAGGTAAATCAGTGAATTATACACTTTCTACCACCTCCGTCTGCACTTTCAACGAAGACTTCCTGATGTTGTCCAGCTGATATTTGAAAGAATCCGTGTATTTTTCAGCAACGGAAGGTTCGGAATAATATGCCAGCGCGTATGTCTTCAGCGCCGTTTCCACGATTTCAAGAGTGCTTTCTGCAACCTCATTCGATACGCCAGCGCGAACCATCTCTTGTCTGCCGGATTGAATTACATCCGAGATTTCATCATCAAGAAGGTTATGCGAAATTCTCAGCGCCAGCTTTACTTTTTCGTTAATCGTTGCCATTGTTTTCCTCACCTCTTCTGTACTGCAAATACGTTTCCTCGGTGACTACCGTCTGCGAAATGTGACCGACCTTTATGCTTGAATCACAATAAATCTTGAAACCGCTCCTCTTTGCTCTCAGGCAGAAGGAAATGTCCTCGCCAAACTGAGGCATCGGAGTGAAAAGCGCCTTTTGTTCTGCCAGAACCTTTTCCAAAACCGAAACTCGAATCATTACGCATCCGAAGCCGCAGGCGTCAACCTCGAAAAAGGAATCCTTCGGATAATCCGAATAACCATTCACGATGTTTTCGTCTGGCGTAAGTCCAAGTCTGATGGTCTTGTAAATTACCGGGGAGAACGGTGCCCTTCTGCGGAAGCAAATCGGCGCCACGATGTCGTACCCTTCGTCCATGCGCTTCATCAGTCTCTGCATCAGATCCGGCTCGAATACCATGTCGGAATCAATCCAAAGGACATAGTCGAGCTTTTCCTTGATTGCAACCTCTGAAAGAGAATTACGGCTGATGTACACAAGAGATCCAGGATTCCTCGTTTTGCTGATTTCTCCCACTGGGATCAAGTTATCAAGACACTGATCAAAAAGCGTACATGTCTGGTCCATGCACGGAATTGCCACCATAGTTTTCATTTTCGGCTCCTTTCATTTCGGCTCGGCTCTATTTATGGCAGAGGGAGGAGCCGATCTCCCCCCGCCAAAGGAACCCCTTACCGGGGAAACCTTGCTTATACGGACAGTGCTACCTTTACGATGGCATCGGTCTTAGCAAGCTGGGAATCGAAAGCGGCAAAACCACGATATACGATGGTGCCGTTGTTGAAGCCAGCTGCCTCAGAGGACTCAACCTCAACAGGGATGGACAGATTGCCAACGATGTCAGTAAACTTTCCAAGATAGATGGGAGACTTCGCGCTAGTTACGTAATCGTCAATAACCACGGGATAACCCATAATTCTGCCAACACCCGTCATGGGATCGCTAACAAAGATAGGTCTCTTGTTCTGGTCAACGATGTTTGCAACCTGTGCGTACAAAGTGCGCTTGTTCATGAGGAACTTAGCCTCTGCGTCATATGCAGCGGGCAGCTTAGCGATCAGATCGGTGATGTCGCTGTACTTGTATGCGGTTGCGCTGAGAACGGTTGCCTCGATGTAGGTGTTCGCAGAAAGACCATTGCTTGCATCGTTCAGGATGTAGTCATCAATGGAGCGAGCGATGTCGCCTGCCAGCATGTCGCTGATCCATGCGATGAAGGCATCAGTAGCCATGGTCTGTGCGCTCTTGGAGATCTCGATGATCTTTGCGAACTCGTAAGCGCCGAGGGTTACGGTCACATAGGTGTTAGCTGCAGCGCTGATGGCCTGGCCCTCAGTGTGCTTAGCGGCTGCGGGACGATCTCCCTCTGCAACAAACTTCAGGTTACCAGCTACCTGGAACAGCGTGATCTCGCTGAGCATTGGAGCCAGCTTCTTCATCTTCTCGAAAAATACATTGGTTACCTCATCAGGAATAGCTCCCTGGATGCCGGCCTGAGCGATTGCTCTCTCTTCAACTTCATTTAATGCACGACGCTGGAGCTTCTTTACCCATGCGTCACGATACTCTTTGGATGCGGTGGTGAACTCGGTGTTCATAGTGTTATTTCCTCCTCTTTCAATAATCTTTGCAGGCTGTGCCTGTCCATTCTCAAGTTCCTTTGCGGCAAGAGCTCTAGCTTCTGCTTCATCAAGCTCTGCCTTTCTTGCCTGGAGCTGCTTCATCTCTTCTGCACGAGCTTCTGCTTCTGCAGGATCAGTGATGCCGCGAACCTCCTCTTCCAGCTCAGACATTCTTGCGATGACTTCTGCCAGATTCATCTCTTCAATTTTCATTTTTCTTTCCTCCCGCTAATGCGTAGAAATAATAGAACTGTGCCTTGGCTGCGTCCAGCCTTCTCTTTTCCTCTTGCTCTTTCTGCTCCGCAAGTCTCTCCGCCTGCTCCATCTCAATCACTCCGTTGACATAGTTACGAGCTGAAATTGCAGATATATCTGTACCCGGATTAGCCGGGAACGATACCGCTGAAACATCAAACACCTTGCCGATTCTCTTGATCGTCCTGGTGTGCGTCTTGCTGTCATATTCCTCGTCATCGACGATGAACGCAAAACTCATCTGATCATACATGCCAGCCTTGATCTCCTCGTACATCTCACGAGCAGATGCCGTCTTTGACAGATTTGTGCGAGTGTAAAGACCGTTCTCGTCTGCCATAACTGAAAGCGTATTGTTTCTAGTTCTTGCGAACACGGTGCCCTGGTGATCCTTGCAGAAGATGACATCGCTCATGTCAGCCTCTTCAAAAGCCTTCGGATCAATCTGCTCCTTGTACTCGGTTCCGTCCTGTGCCTTAAAAAGCACATAGGGAGCAAAAGTGGAGGCATAACCTTCCACCATGTACCCGTCGTCTCCTTCGCTTCTCTGCTCAGTCGCAAAAAGAGCCATCGGAACGCTTCTATATTCCCTTTCTTCCCTAATTGCCATTTTTGTCTCCTTTCTGCGCGAGCTCGGAAATGGAACCGGGCCGCAAGTAGTTATAGTAGTATAAAGGCATATCCCAGATAGCCAGCCGTGGGTTTTTCTGCATCATATCTTTATGGAAAAACGCATCAGAGATGGAATAAATATTGGGAAAACGAGTATTTCCGATGAAATCGCGCCTCCAGCACTTATTCCAGACCGCTGGCCAGGTATAACCTCTATTTCCAAGAGGGTGAGCATAACCTATATGCTGCCAGATAAAAGAAAAGCAAAGCACGTCACAATCAACTTGTTCGAGCTTTGCAGATAAAATATCTAAAACATATTCGTGAAGCCACCAGTCATCATCGTCCATAAACAAGATCCAGTCGCCTCTGGCCTCGTCTATGCCTTTGCTTCTTGTTGGCCCGTCGCATCCATGGTCAACTTTTATGATCCTCAGCTCTGGATCTACATCCCAGGCATCGGCAACAACTTCTGCTGTCCTGTCTGTGCATCTGTCGCAAACTACGATAAGTTCGTAATCTTTGAAGGTTTGTGCCTTGATGCTGTTGATCGCCTTCAGGATGTACTCTTCTGCATTGTGTGCCGGTATGATTATGCTGAACTTCATTTTATGTTCCACCAATCTATCGCAGCTTCAGCCGTGCGACCCAGCAGATCAGAGTAGCTTCCAGATCTCAAAAAGTTGTAATAATACATGGGCATGTCCCAAATGTCAAACTTTGGATGCTTCTCCATGATTATCGCGTTAAAATACGAATCGCTGTCTGGACTTATGTTCGGGAATCGGCTGTCTCCAATAAAGCTTCTCCTCCAGCACTTGTTCGTGCAGTGAGGGAAGAGCTGACCGTTTCTGCCGGATATGGGATGCACAACGCCAATGTGTTTCCATACCATGTCAAAGCATATCGCATCACAATCATTGTCTATGGTTCGTTTCATGAGCTGTTCAAAAACGAACTCATGCAACCACCAATCATCCGCATCAATAAACAGAATCCATTCGCCTGTCGTATTCTCAATGCCGATGTTGCGACCGACGCCTTCGTTGTGGACATTGGCCTCGATCACTTTCACGCCATAGCTGCGTGCAATTTCTGCAGTACGATCTGTGCAGCTGTCGGCAATGACTACGCATTCGTAATCCTTAAAGCTCTGCGTGACAACTGAATCCAACAACTTTCCAATTGTGTCTTCTGCATTGTATGCTGGAATTATGATACTAAGTTTCGGCTCTTTTTCGATCATTATTCTTCGTCCTTATTCTCGTCGACTGGAGCTGCGTCAAGTCTCATGATCATGACATCGCCGCCCTCAATCGGTCCCATGTTACAAGCTTCACGCCACTCATTCCTTGTCATGCCGCCGTAAAGTACAACCGTCTGATACATCTGTATCTTTTTCTCAAGTGATGCAAACTGTAATTTGTTCGCCTCAAATACAAGCCAGTTGTTTTCGTTCTTAGGCCAGAGCTTCGTGGTGAGCTCCATCGACAGCGCATTCAGGAATGGCTCGATTTTCGCATCGTAGAAGGTCTCAATCTCTTCCGGCGTCATGCTACTTGTCACGATCTTCTCGTTTACGCCGTAATATCTGTAAACGTTTTCCCGGTATTCCTTCATCTGGTTGGCGTCTGCCGTTACCGGTTCCATCTTGATCGGCGTGAACTCTTGCGTTGCATCCAGGGCAGCAATGCCGCCAGAATTTTCCAGAGACAGGTAATCTTTGACGAAAGTCTCTTTCTGTCTCTTGATGTCGTCTGGATTTAACATGCCCTTCGTATTCTTTAGCAAGCCTCTGAGATTAGCCGTCGCCTTGATCGCGTTCGAGTTGCCCTGTTCTGCAGTGTTTAACAGTTCCAGGGATTGCAGAATTGCATTGTTGTCGTCTCCGGCGATGTCGCTCGAATTGTAATCCTTGCGCATGACTGCCAGATCCGTCCAAGGAGCAACGAGCTTCCTTCCCTCAGTAAACTCGAACTTGATGTAAATCTCATCATTATACAAAAGCGCCTCGAAGGATTGATACGGAACGGGATAGAAACCGATCGGATTCAGGCGTTCATCTTTGTAAATCAAGATAAAACAGTTATTGAACAACTCGTACCTGGTGCGAACCTTCTGCAGAAAGTCAGCTTGGGACATGTAGATGTTGGGCCGTCTCATGATCCGCTCAATGGCTGCCTTGTTCGAGCGACAGTTCGCTTTGCTTGTGAAGGATGCCAGAGGTCTGATGCTCTCGCGTACCACGTCAGATTTCCACTGATCTCCGCCGAGATTGTAGAATTTTGCCTGGTATGATCCAAGCTCGTGCAGAACTGTTGCGTTTTTCTCCTCGGTTTTCTGTTTTTTCTTGAAAATATCCAATAGATTCATGTCTTTTACCTCACGTATGGCATGTATTCATCAAAATGCTTTACATATCCCACCCACGCATTGAGGAGGGAGACCATACCATCTATTCGTCTATCCTGTTGCAATTTCACCGGCTGGATTGTCTCGATGCCGTCCTTGTTTAGGGCTTTAACGCCGGTGTTTGCCAAACACCACCGCAGAACGGGGTTGTTGTTATAATTTACCGAGTGATCTGCCAAAGCACACCCAAGCTCCTTCATGGGCTGACTCCAGGTAAATGGACCCTGTGCCGTCTTCTCCATGTCGAAACCATAATCACTCATCTCAGGAACCCAATATCCGGCAAGTGCTCGGTCGTAACATATCCAGAGCGGTCTGATGTCGTACTTCTCCACCATATCGACGAACCATTTCGTCACTGCGGAATAATCAACCTGGGCGCCTTCGTTAATCTCAAGCCAGCCTTGTTCAGCCCAGAGCTTGTACGGGATGTGCTTTGCGTCTGTGCCGAGGTTCTCGTCAAGCTTTTTCTGCGGAATGAAATATTTCTGCAGAACGAAAATCTGATCAATGCCAGGCTTTCTGATGATCAGCGTCGCGCATGTCAGATCGTAAACGCTGGACAAATCGCACCCGCCGATTGCGTAAGAGTGCGAGATCTGCTCCATCGTGTATGTCGCCTCGTTGACGACGGACTCGAACGGGAGCCAGGTTGTAGATCCTGACTGCGGAATATTGAAATCTTTGACCAGCACTGTCGGCTTGAACGACGGATCGTCCTTGGCCTTCTGCACCATCTCTCTCAAATAAGTCCTCGACTTGATCGTGTCGAGTCCGGGATTTGCTTTTATCCAGGCATTTTCATCCGTCCATTCCTCCGGGCTGTCCAGCTCGTAGATAAATGGCAGAAACCGTGGATTCTTGATCGTACCGTTCAACACTTCTGCAGCATACTTATACTGAGCGTCGAAGATGCCTTCACGGACATATCCGTTTGTCGTGATGCAAAAAAGCAACGGTTGCCGTCTGGCGCCCATTGCCTGCTTGATCAAATCATATATGTCTCTGTTTTTTATGGCTGAAAGCTCGTCGATGACTGCGCAGTGCACGTCAAGGCCGTCGAGCGAGTTGCTGTTTGATGCCAGGGCTTTTATAAAACCGAAGTTCCTGTCAAAATATAAATCCGATGCCCGCTTCTTTATGTTTGCAGAAAGCTGCGGGCTCTGGCGTACCATCTTGACGGCGGCATTGAAACCAAGTTTCGCCTGATCCAGCATGGTCGCTATATTATAAATCTGCGGAGCGCCTTCCTTGTCATCAACGAGCATGTCTATCTCGACTGCCGCAGTCTCGGTCGTCTTGCCATTCTTTCGGCCCTCGATTATCATGCACTCGTTGTACTGCCGGACATTGTTGTCATCAACAAAACCAAACAGCGCCTGGAGGCGGGCCTTCTGGAACAGCTCTAGGCGCAGGGGTTGTCCAACTGCTCCAGAAGGTAGTTTGCAGAATGTTTCGATAAATTTGGTATGGCGGCTGGCGATGTCTGCATCAAAATGCCACTCGTCAGGCGACAGAAAACGCTCCAGGAGGATCTCCGAAATTCTGCGCATCTTGTCACATGCCACGATCTTGCCGTCTACAATTTTACCGAAATATTCTTCAAACTCTATCAATTATTATTCACCCAGTCCAGAAGATCAGCTGAGGCAGCAGTCTTGTTATCCTTCGGCATGAGCTCCGTCAGGTACTTGATGATAACGCCGTACTGTTTCTGCACCTGGAGATATGTCGTCATAGCTGCGGTTTGCTTACTGCCATACTGATAATTCTCAGAAATTCCCTCTTCCTTGATCCTGACTCTCAGTTCTGCAAGCTGCTCTTGCATGAAAAGCGCGTCCTCGATCATGCCCGAAGCAACCTTCAGCGAATCTTCGGACAAAAGCGGGATAATGTCTTTAAGTTCGTACATCTTTTTTGATTTCGCCATATTCACTCCAAAAAAGAGGGTTAAAAAGTTGATGTTCCTAAAATTCGAGG